GGGGAATCCCCTAGGTGTTTTTTAAACACAGAATTGTATGTTTACATATGTAATATTGCATTTATGACATATGGCTTTGATTGCATTTCAGAGTTTACAGGACATTTCTATCAACCAAATACTAATATATAATATATTAAATTTTCAAAACGCTTGTCAGATTTTCCGAAAAGGTTCTAAGAATACATGGATATTGATTACTCGATTACCTCCGCAAGGAGAGGTATATTATTTCGTTTATATTATTTTCATCTTAGCTATCACGCTAAGAGATTATTTTATAAGAGATAATAGTTTAACGCTATGGATGCATCCAAAGTGAGTGGTGTGAGTGGTGAGGTGAGCAAAGTACGAGTAGAGAAGAAGAGTGTAGAGAAAAATTATGCGCCGATTGATCCGCGCATAGCGAATTTAGAAAAAGATGTAGTTTCAAGTAAGGTTTATGATGAGAGGCAGAGGAGAAGGCAAAAAATTGCTGAACATCAAACGCCAACAGCAAATTTCGATTATAACAACCGTGTAACAACACGAGAAGCGAATGCAATAGCAGCAATTAGGAGAATTGGAGATAAATGTGAGTGTTTAGGTTTGTCTCCATATTTGAAGAATAATTACACGCTAGGTGCTGAGATGAGATTGTGCGCGTATAGTAGAAATCACAAATGTACACATGGTTTGTGGTTTAATTGCATCAGGATAGGAGAGTGTAAGACAAAAAAACATAAACGTTTTTTTGTTTCATGTGACCATGCGAGAGAAGTTGAAACAGAGTGTGTAGCGGCAAGATGTAAGAGATGTGGATCGAAAGACACACGTATGATTGAAAGAGATTGTTCGTGTGTTGTTTCCAGATGTTTGTTTTGCAAAGTGTCAACATACAAATTTTTATTTGCAAATGAAGTAGAGTTGAGTGGAGTTGTGTGTCAATGTGGCGAAGAGCAAATGGTTGGAAGCGATCATGCTGAATGGTTGAAGAAACATGTAGTGAATGGTAAGAAGAAGAAGAGCATTTGGGCTAAACAACAAAAGGTAGAAGCTATAAATTTGAAAGAGAATGTTGTAGCACCCGTTGTTGTCAAGAAACGATTATCAAAAATCGATCGCAAGAAAGCACAACGTATGGATTTTGTAGAAAAACAAAGCGGTATGGAGGGATCATGGAGTGGATGGTCGCCGGAGAAAAAGAAAAAGAAATTTATCTTTCCTCCTCGACCATCTGAACCATGTACCCTTGGTACCGAGATTGTTTTAGGGGGTGTGAGCACGAGCGTCCCAAAGAAAGAAGAGAAGAAACCAGAAGTAGAATCGCAGAAAGTTGAAAAACAAGGAGGTGTTATTTCAACGGTTTCATCAGCGTGCAATTCAGCATATACGAAAATCACCGAGGTAATGCAGTTAGTTAAGAAGTTTGTGTGTAAGACGTTTAAACACATTGGTTCTTTAACATCAGATGTTTACGTGAGAGCGAAAAGTTTTGCTAAAACACTTTATATCACTATGAAGATTGAACAACTTTTGCAGTGGTTTAAAGATAACCCGTTGTTGATGTCGGCTATGGTAGCCAATGTTACAAGTATAGTTATATCACCCAGTATTGAAGATTCATTATTATCAATTGTTTCTCTGATCAGCATTATTGCTGGCGCGATTAGGGCAGTCAAAATCAATTTGCATGCCTCAGACGAAGAATTGAGTGATAACGATATAGACCGAAAGGTTTTTTGTGATATATTAGATGCGAGCATTGATGAAATAGAGACAGCAACAGACGCTTTTACATCAGCATGCGCAACTCCAGCTGGAGCTGGCGCAACCAAAGAGAGTGGTTTTTCATTTTCTGGTTTGGTGGATACATTTTTATCATTCTTTTCAAATTTATTTGGATTTTCGAGTGGATCAATAAAGATTGCATCTTTATTGAGTATGGATTATTTGAAAAGTTTTAATATTATTTGTACATCACGCAAGAATATGGGAGAATTGATCGAGTGCTTTATGAATTTTTTACCTCAGTGGATTAAGTGTTTGTTTTTTGCGTCAGATAGCAAAACATTGATTCGTGAACATATTAAGGACAATAAAACCGCCCTTGGTAAAGTTTATGAATCAGCGCTAGCTTTCAAGATAGCAGTTGAGACAGATGCGAGTGAAACTGAGATTAGAAAGTTAAAAGATGAAGCAGCAGCAGATATGGTGGAATGGCAACGTTATATGAAAGACCATATGTTACCAATGGATTCAAATATGTTAACCTTAAATCGACAATTAGAAGCATATATTTCAACAATGGAAAAGTCGAAGAATCGAGAGAGAGAACCGTTTACAATTAAAATAGCAGGAGCATCAGGAGTTGGTAAATCAACATTTTGGCCGATTTTAATGTCTTATTTACCTGAGTATGAAGATGTTGATGATGTGAAACATATTAGAGATGAGACATATACACGTCAAATTGGAGATGATTTTTGGAGTGGATATGATGCGAAGCGGCACAAGATCATTTTGTATGACGATTTTAATCAAGATCGAGAGGAGAAAGATTTAGCTGAAATAATAGGGTTGTGTTCCGCGGCTCCTTTTATGCCGAATATGCCGTCTATCAATCCGACGGATAAGAATATAGGCGTAAAGGGAACCCAGGTAACATCACCTTATTTAGTTCTGCTTTCAAATGTCTCTAGAGTAAGTCCAATTACATTGCACAGTCCCGAGGCAATCAACCGTAGGCGACATCTTCAATTTCAAGTCGATTTTAAGCACACATTTGATCATACAATGACATTTGACTTTTCACATGCTTTAATAACAGTAGTTTATTCACGACATCAAACAAAACCGAGCGGTCCATTAACACTTGCGGAAGCTTGTGTTTTCGCTCGAGATGAATATAAGAGTTTTATTGTGGCGCAGAACAAGTTGACAATCAATAGTAATGCATTATTGCGCAAGAACGCAGATCCTATAAGAGAGAAATGGTGGAATCGTAAACCAGAAAGTGATGAGCCAAAGACTGTCAAGCGAGAGAGTGGAATTTCATTTTATAAGTTTAAAGCTAACACATACATTAAAAATATGGCGAGTGGAGCTTTGGCCTCATGGGCAAAAGCTAAGGATTTAGCCAAATATATGTGGGATCGTTCAACTATGATGCTTTATTCTGGGTCTTGTTTTTTGCGTGAGATTCTTGAGATATGTTACAAAGTGTCAGTGTGTGTAGTGGGAGTGTGTATTATATCATCAATTGTTATGCGGAGAGGTGTAGATGCTGTCGAAGTAGAGTCAGGAACAACAAAGACTAATAAATACATTGCTAAGAAAGTTCAAGCTGAAGGAGCCACAGATGACGTTACAAATTTGCTTATTCAGAATACAGTAAAATTGCACAATTCTATGTATTCCCAAAATGGAATATTTGTAGCGGGTAATTTGTTGTTGACAAATGAGCATTTTTTCCTTGCGGAGCATGATGAGACAACGCGATACTTTGCAAAAGGTACCAAGATGTCTTTTTATTCACCAGTTATGAAAGAAGAAGTTGAGTTTGAATTTGATCCAGCATGTATTATTATGATTACAAAGAGAGATGGTGGTTACAAAGACGCTGTTTTATACAAGATGCCACAACAGGTTGCTTCACGGCGATCAATTGTCAAGCATTTTTGGGATGGAACATCGAATTTGGCTAATCGCAAATATTCAGCAGTGTATATCGACAAGGCTAAGAAGACAACAGTACGAGTAGGTAATATATTGGAAGATAACATAACCATCCACTATGATACGAAAGCGTATGGCAAAACAGTTAGTGTTGAACAACACAGCACTTTTGTTTACGATTTTAGATCACAAGTGGGTGATTGTGGTATGCCCATATTAGCTGATGATGATGCTTTTCCAAGCAAAATTATTGGTATACACGTAGCGGGGTCACCAGATGGAGCATACGGCATGATTATAACAGAGAACCAACTTTTACGAGCAATTGCGAAAGCAGAAGAGATTTTTGGAGTTACAGTGATTCGGCAAGGAGGATTTAGAGCACCAACATTGAGTGAGATAGAGGATATAAACGTTGAAGGGAAATTAACAGCGTATGCAGTGTTAGATAGTGTTATTCAGCCCCCAATGGTTTCAAGTATAGAGCCAAGTCCATTGTTTGATAAAATAGTAGTTCATTCTACTATTCCGGCGCGTTTAGATGTGAGAGAAGCAGATCGCAGAGGTGTGGATATAATTCGCAAAGGTGTAAATAAGTATAGTCATTCTTCACCTAACATTGAAGAAGATTTGGCAGAGCTGGTTGCAGAGAATATTTTGCAAACAGTTTTGTCGAAACGAACCATTAGTTTGCGGCGTCCATTAACATTGGATGAAGCAATTAATGGCAATGACCAATACCCATTTATAACAGCGCTAAATATGTCAACATCCGCTGGATATCCGTGGTGTACAATGCCAGAGTACAAGGGTGATAAGTCGAAACTTTTTACGAGAGATAGCAATGATCGATATATTCCCATTCCTATTTTGTTGAAGCAGATAGAAGAAGTAGAGGCTATGTTTAGGAAAGGGATCATACCTGAGTTACCATTTGTAGATTGTTTGAAAGATGAGAGGAGACCAATAGAGAAAGTGAGAGAGGATAAGACACGGCTTTTTTCTTGTTGCCCGCTAGCTGTGACAATAGTAGCACGCAAGTATTTTTTGCCATATTTGGCACATATAATGCAAGCGCGCTTATCATTGTTTTCAGCTGTGGGTATCAATAAAAATTCCGTTGAATGGCACAAGATGTATATGTACTTAGCGAGTGTAGGAGAAGTTTTTGCATTTGATGGAGATTACACAGAATTTGATGGCAGGTTACACAAGAGATTGATGAAGATTCATTACGACAATGCAGACAAGTTTTTTATTGAGCGCACCCCTTTGTGTTCTTTAGCAAGAAGAACAATCGCTTTATTTATGTGTGAGAGTGCACACATATTTTATTGTGTGAAAACACGTAAATGTTATGTTTATTTGTGTAATGGTGGGAATCCTTCAGGTAATAATAGTACAACGATGGTGAATACAGAGTCAAATGAAGCTGCGCTACAATTAGCGTGGTTGCATTTGGCTCCAGTGTATATGAGAGATTTGTATTATTATAATTTGAATGTTCGCACTATTATATATGGTGATGATAATGTTGTATGTGTATCATGCGATGCTTCAAAGTTTTTCACGGCACGCGCAATTAAAGAAGTGTTTGTAAGGTATGGGATGAAATATGGTCCAGCAGACAAGATGAGTGAGATAGGAGATTTTGTGCATTTAGAGCAGTGTCATTTTTTAAAGAATGCCACTGGTGAATTTTTCGGTTGGAAAGTTCCGTTGATGGATTTAACATCATTGTTAGAAACAATCAATTGGGTTAGACAAGGAAAAAATTCACCTCTTCCAGATAAAGCATGCGAGGATAATTGTAACGCAGTTTTGCGCAGTCTTGTTTTTCATGGTGAGAAAGAATTTAACAAGTGGAGGAAAGCAATTTTGCGCGAGAAACCGTATTACAATTTACTTCAATTTCGATATTTGAGAGAAGAATTTCAACAGACAGGGTCAATAGGTGATCCATTCAATGATGACGGATGTGGAGTTAAGAGTGTGAAGTCAAAATTGGATGTGTATAATTTAGAGACTCTTGAACATTTATAGCAATTAATGATAATAACAACCGGAGCAAACCACTTAAGTGTGAGGATTTTAATTAAAGTTAAATTTTCTAATATTAATCTATTACGTTTATTTATGATTATTTATTTAATTATTTTATTAACTATGTATAAACCGTCAATAACACAATTTTCTAGAACAGGTACCAATGATAACGAACCCGGCGCGACTTTAGATAAACCCCAAATTCGTGAAAACGAAGAGTCAGGAGTCACACTTGGAGAACAACAACAATCACAACAGATATTACCAAATGAGTTTAAGTTAACAGTTTCAAATAAAAGAGCTACATCACATTTAAACGACAAAGCTTGGAGTTTAGATGGAATGTTGTCACGTCAAAATTATGTGTCAACAGTGGTGTGGAGTACTACAGATACGCAAGGTTCACAGTTAGCGTATTACAATGTAATTGACGATTTGTTGAAACTTGATATTGCAGCAACACCTTTTCAGCGTTTTCGATATTGGAGAGCAGATTCTTTAACAGTGCATGTTCAATTAACAGCAAATCGTTTTTTATCAGGACGAATTTTGGTTTATTTTTACCCATCAATGACTCTCAAAACAAACACTACAGCACCATCATTATCAAATGCTGTTTTGTTGCAGCATGCATGGTTAGATCCTTCTGGATCAACGGCCATAGATTTAGTCATTCCTTTTAATTTTTACAAGGGGTGGTTAAATCTTGATTTTGGAGATTGCTTGGGACAAGTAGGATTTTTGGTTTTTAATTCTTTAGGAGCAGCAGTGGGAACAACACCGAGTGTTGACTTGAAAACTTTTGTTTCATTTCAAAATTCAGAGTTCAAAGTTCCAATTCCAGGAGGAGTAGGGTATTCACGCCCAGTACGCAAGCAGAGTGGTTTGATGAAAATAGGAGAGAATTTCATGCATGAAGCATCAACAACTTTAGCTGACATTGTCAAATCAGTGATGCCGGCTAATATTGTAGGTGATTTGATTGGTGGTTTGTTGGATCGTCCAGAAGACCCAACAGATCCGCAACCAATTGTTCGAAAAGATCAAGGATATTTATCAAACGCTAGGGGAATTGCGAGTTTAGAGAAGCTGACTTTGGAGCCATCCGCGCAACAGTTATGTGATGAAGAACACTTTGCTACGACAAATGATGAATTAAATATTGATTATTTGTTGAAGAAAAAGTATTCTTATGTCAATACTGTAACGTGGGCGGCTACAGACGAAGTTGGAACTATTTTATTTCATGAGGCAGTAGGTCCATTGCTTAATTTAATCACAGATCAGGGTTTCAATATTGGCACTCGTATGATTGATTACATCGCGAAATTATTTCATTTTTGGCGCGGTTCACTCAAATATATGATTGACATTGTTGGAACACAATTTCATGAAGGAAGATTGGATTTAGTTTATTTACCAGGGGTTGATACGTTTATCACGGACTATCCATCTTTACAGTCCGTTTATTTAGGTTCAGTAGTTGTTCGAAATGGCCAAAATTCAATGGCTTTAGAGTGTCCTTTTCTTAGCGATACACCGTGGAAGCAAGTATATTATGGTGGTGTTTTGAGTAATACAAATCCATTATATCCTCGTTTTGATGATTTTTCGCTCGGTCAATTTCAAATTGTTGTTGCATCAGTGCTTCGCGCACCAGTTGGAGTTACACCAAATGTTTCTTTAAACATATTTCAATCAGCGGGTGATGATTTTGAGGTGTGTACTACTTCGTATTATAATTCAACGTTGGTTACAGGTTCTTTTTCCCGTCGTGTGGAAAAACAATCTGGAGCACAGATTAACTTGAATAATAATGCTGAGAATATAACCTCGATATCATTAGCTGCTAGTAGAGCTCCTACTGGCGATATGCAAATTCGCCATTTCGGTGATTCTTACAAATCACTTCGCGAATTAGCAAAGCGTTACACTTTTGTAACAACACAAGCAGTTAATTTGGCTGCTATGACACCAACGGAACAGGCAGGAGTGATAAACGGTGTTTCACCAGTTGTAACACGCATTTTAATTGATGCTGCTGGTTTGTCTCTTTTTCCAAAACCATTGATGTCAATGTTTCGAACTTTTCGTGGTCCCATGCGCTTTAAAATTAAATTGCGCACAAACAAAAACAATGCTACGGGTATAGCATCCAACAATTATGGTTATGTTAATTATATTCCGCAAATTGATGATAGTCGGTCTTCACAACCACTGGAAGTCTTTTTTGGATTTACTCAATTTAATCATGATGGTTGCACTGCTATGCCTGCAGCCCGTTATTCCGATAATCAAGTTGCTGAATTTGAAGTGGAATATGCATTTCACACTCCTGTGGCTCGAATTAAGCTTAATAGCGAGTCACTTAGTGCTATTGATTCATCAACTTATTGGTCAATCAATTTGGAGTGCTTTACATATATCACAGATATTTCATTAACTTCATCTTATTATCTAGATGTTTATATGGCCTTTGGCGATACTACTCATTTAGGTACATTTATTGGATTACCACCTCTGCAATTTTTGACAGACGCAGATGGTGCATCACCATTCCCTGATCGATGGATCACACCAACTCCTTTGGAAGAAGGAAACTGGACCGAATCAACGAGTGATGAAGAATACTACGCAATGATAGAGCGTGGTAAACAGCCTTTTCCAAGGGCATCAACACCTATTAAAAATTAACGACATTTATTTATATAGCATTTATTTTAAATCGTATGTACATTGATAGATTTTACCGTATTTATAACAATTATATTTATATATATTTTTCCTTTATATTTCACGCTATTATTTATTGCGTTGATACATTTTTCGTTTCTTATTTAACAGAATTACAACCATCTTATATAAACCGACTAAGACACGTTTTAGGGTAAG